GGTTGCGGCAATTCGCACGCCTTCGCGTTCGTAGCCAGACCCGCCGTTTAGCAAGCGAAAACCGTGCCTGACGTTATCCGCTGGCGAAAAAGGGCTGGCGACAGGTATTTCCCACGGACCTTGATCGTTACTGTTAGAGCTAAATTTCCAATCGACATACACAACATTTCCGAAAGGGTCTGTCGCTTGGGTAACTAACTCTATTGGTTCGCTGGCTACGTGCAAGAAACTTCCGCCGATTCGGTAGAGCTTGCCGTTTTGCGCGAGGATATATCCGCCGCCGCAGAACGACGCGAGCGGATCCGGCATCACAATTTCGTATTCGCTTGACGGAGGTTCCGTGTAGCCGCACGCACTCTGAAAACCAGGGCTGACAGCGCCAACGGACCACACTCCAAAATGATGCGATACGCCAAGCGGAGGCGGCGGAATCTGAGAAAGACGGCCGTGATAATCGAAAGAGTCTAATATGCCGCTCCAGATATTTATCGCTATATTTTTGCGAACGATTGGCCCGCCGACTGGGTGAGCGTATGGGCTCATGCTGGCCTGAGCGGCTGCATCGCCCCAGTGCCAAAGCCGACCATCGCCGTCGATGGCGCGGCCACCGTTTCCAACTTGCTCAATATCCAGCCAGCCGTCTCCGACAATATTTTGGTGATAGGTAGAAAGCGGCACAGGCACCAGCGGAATTCTCGATATATACGCGACCTGCGGCGGCTTGCGGTATGTCGCTGGCGACTGAACAATTTGCGCGTTGACTATTTGCTTCGCAGTAACAGAAAAGTACGGCGTGTTAGCAAGTGTCGCGGAGATCGTTGTCTTGCCGTCAACGTAGAAAAACAGGCCGAAATCGTAGGGCGGCCCATCTATAGCGATTGGTGGCGAGTAACTTACGGATCCGCCTTGACTGACCATTCGCAAGTGTGGCGGAAACAGATAGCCTTGCCCCTGCGCGGTTATGGTCGCGACTCCGCCTGAAACCGAAACATCGCCGTTTCCAGCCCCACCACCTCCAACGAACTGCGCCGACGACAGGCCAGAGCCGTATTGCGTTCCGATCGCGGCTAATAACTTGCCGAACGTCGGACCCTTGCCGCCCAGGACAGACCCTTTGACATCAAGCCTCGTGACGGCGGATTCGCCTAGGACTGCCTCGGCCGTTGCTTCTGGAAGCACGCTCCCAAACAGAGGAATCCGCATCACCGTTCGCGTCTGGTCATTTGTCGATCTCGTCAGCCGAACGCGCGGCACGTTGGAATAGTTGCTGCCTCCGTTTGTGACATCAATTCTGGCAACCGGGCCAACAAGATAGGCTGTCGCCTGAGCTCCAGCGCCACCACCTCCAACAAAAGAAACGGTTAGCGCGCTTGGGTCGCCTGGGCCGACTTCGTACCGGCCGCCGCGATCAATTTCGACCGCCGCAATGCTGCCATCGACGACGATGGCTCTCGCTTGGCAAGGGATGTCTCCGGCATTTCCTGCCAGCACGACAGACGGGGCTGACTCGTATCCGCTTCCTCCGTTGGTGACGACTACTACTGCGACGGAGGTGCTCAAGAACGCTTCGGCTGCCGCGCCGCTTCCCGTGTCGCCAGGCTGAAGCAGCGTCTCTCCTGGGAACGCAAGCGCGATGCCGACTTCCGGCGGAGTGGTGTAAAGCCCGCCATCAAGGACTTCGATTGCCTCAACCGTCGTCGACAGATGGCAATCAATCCCGGTGAAATCACCTTCCACTCCCACACCGAGCCCAGGGTCGCCGCAGAGCAGCCAAATTGTTCCGTCTTCTTTCAGGCCAACTCTGCCGTCAACTTTTGACCAAGGGCCGGCGTCGATAAACTTCGGTCTTATGCTGCCGAATGGCGTGCCATCGCCAAGCGGACCATCACCCCATCCCCATAGCGATCCGTCCGACTTGATTCCGTAGCAGACAGTTGCCGTGCCAAAAGAATTGCGTTTTGGATTTGAAAACAAAACCCAATCTCCTTGAACAAAAACAACCGCTGGATCATGCCCTTGCGTGGGCATTGATCCGCGAGCGCTGTCTGCGCTTGTCGCGCCGCTGCCGGAGGCGTAAATATCTGGAGTGCAATTACACGCGCAATCAGACATTTCAGCACTCTACGGAGACGAGCCTGTATTCGCCAGAACTACCGAGGCCGAAGAACGGCGCTACGAAGCACAGCCGCGTCCCAGCGTCTACGATCGACAGATGAGCGTTGAAAACAGATGCCTCAAATCCAAACGCGAATGGACTCAGCTCGATCGTTTTGTAGGTGTTTTTTGCCCAAGCTCCAGAAAATCTCCCGAACATCGCCGGCGAATGAGAGCCGATCCTAACGAGCGCCATCCCTACCCCAACTGACGGCTGCCGATACACGATTTGCGCGCTGCCTGCCCACGCGGAGCGACATGACCCCACGTTGCCGGCAATCGGGGCAACAGCGAGGTGCAGCGTGTCCGTGATGTCTGCTGACACTTGCACCAGACCGTCTACGGCGAGCCTCCCGACACTGCCGTTGCGTATCGGCTCAATGGCAACTCCCCACGCTGAATAGGCGCTGCGTCCAATCTCGGAGGGCGCAACGCCAGCAACAGTCGGACGAGACTCAAAGGCAGACGTTGCCGATATTGAACTTCCTGGGTCGCCTGTCGCAATGCCGTTTATTTGCAGAACTCCCCACCGAGGAACGTCCTGCCCTGAGTTGTTCTTCGCGTAGACCCATGTGTACGGGGCCATGCTGTCTTGCGTCCCGCCTGCACCGAACCCAGTCCCCGCCCCAAGCACGCGATCCGCTGCGTCCTGCGCGCGGTTCCACGCTCGCGCCGAGATCGCCCCGGCGAGCTTCTGGCCTGGCTCGATGCGTCCGTCGTTGCGGGGCATTAGGAAGTCCCGATGCCGAGGCCCGAGAAATCGCCCTCACGGTAGACCGTGTTGACGTAAACGTATTTCGGTTTCTTTACTAAGTCGCTGCCGCTCACCGAACTCTCATAGCGGACCCAGAGGTATTCGTGACCCTTCTTCTCGACGCCAGTGATTGAGCCGATCGTCTGGCCGGTGATGTTCTTGGAGGCCACGAACTTGAACGACAGAGTCCACGGGCCGTCGCCCTTCTGCTCGTCCCACTCCTGCGAGCCGCTCGCGCCTAGGAAGAGCACCTCGCCAGCCTCGAACGTCCTAAACGCCGCGTCGTTGGTCGTCCCGGTCAGGGCCGCCACGCTCTTGATGTAGGCGCTTGTAACGTAGGTGCTCTTTACGTCATACGTTTCCGTCCACGTCAGCGCGGGAACGACGATGTCGACGCCTTGCACGCCGTTGTCATCGACGCCGATTGCGGAGTCCATGCTCGGGGCGGATGACGGAAAACGCCGCTCCGTTCCGGTTCGCGTTGTCGTGCTGCCGTTGGACGTGATCTTGCCGCCGTCGGCCTGCGTGATGTGGGACATCCCGCCCGACGTGTCGAACGAGCGCGACCGCCGCAGCGGGTCTGGCTCTTGCGCGTCAGCGCCGACCTTCTCGTATTGGATATCGACGTGCCATGCGTCATCGCCGAGGTAGTCGACGCTGTACGACTCGGCCCGCAGCTGGACGTTGGCACCAGGGTACTGCCAATATTGAAGCTGCCCGCTGATCCGCTGATTGCAGTCCGAGTGCAACGCAACGTCGTCGGCGTGGCCGAAGACCTTGTACGACCGCGTCATCGTGGACGTGGCCTTCTTCCCGAGACGGTAGATCGTCGCGGAGCGGCTGGCGTTATCTTCGACCCACGTTGCCATTAGGCGGCGACCTCCCCGAGCCCGAGCTTGTCTTTCAGAATGCGGTTGGTTTCCTTCTGCTCATCCAACTGCTTCGATGCCAGCGAACCGCCAACGCCCATTCCGCCGAGGGCAGACGCCGAGAATGACCCAGCCACTTCACCTTGGCTGGACTGCTGCATACGACCAACCGCATTCTCCAAGGCGAACATCAGATCCGACTCTTGCTCTCCAGTAATGCGGCCAAACTGCTTGAGTGCCTTGAATTCGCCTATGGCATCGTCGAGAGCGCTCTCAGAGCCAGCGCGGTTGATGCTTTTCATGAGGTCGCCAACCTGACCACCCATGCCATTTGGGCCGACGCCTTCAAGGCCGGCGACGCCAGCAAGCATCGTGGCATCCGGCCCGGCGGCAGCACCCGCACCGAGCCTCATGGCAGCGATCTTCTTCGGGTCCATCCACATCGGCGGACCAGCTTCCTTCTCTGCCCGCCTCGCAGCGGCAAGGGCTGCGATGTCCAGCACCTTCTGGTCGGCCACTCGCTGACTGGCTGCTCTCGCTGCGTCGTTCTCTGTGACCTTGCCGAGACGAGCGTCTTGCCTGGCATTGAGTGCTTTTAGCGTCGGGTCTTTGGCGAGAATCGCCGGGTTTTCGCCGAGCGCCATTTGCAGACCGAGAGTCGGGTTGGCGGCGAAGGTTGCGAACGCATCGAGCGTGTTCAGGATGTCGGCACTCAGACCGTCGACCTTTGACATCAACGCCCCTGCCCCGCGAGCGAAGGCGGCGACCACGCCTTCCATCGCAGCCTTCATCGCCAGTTCCATGTCTCCGGCCGCGAGAGCGTCAGACACCGCGCCAAAGGTTGTCATGGCGATCTGTTTCAGATCGTTGAACACGACGACGGATTCAGAGACAGCCTTGTTGAAACTCTCCCTGACGCTAGAGCCGAGATCAAACACCAGAGTCGACAACTGCGAAACGACGACAATCGCACCGCCGACCACGCCAGCCAACGCTAGGAGCGGCGTGTTTGCGGCCGCCCAGGCCAACGCAGTCGCCCCCGCCGATGCGATTGACGATGCCGTGTAGGCCGCCATCGAAGCCAGCGACTTGGCGAACGAAGCAACGGTCAGAGCCCCAGTCGCCGTGGCCTGCGTGCCGATGGTCGCCAGTGCGGTTGAGCCCTGCACGCCAAGACGAAGAAGCTGCGTCCCGCCCTGCGTCGACAGCCTCGCAATCTGAGCCCCAGCGATCAGAGCGCTCGACGCCCCGGAAGCACCGATCTTTGCCATCGCCTGCACGCCGATTGCAGCCGCACGCAAATTGCCTTCGGCGGCGCGGGCCACCGTGGCAGACATGATCGAGATCGTCCCGGCGAAATAGTTGGTCGCCACCGCCCCGGTCTGCGCGGCCGAGATCGCCATCTTCGCCGTCGCCTCTGCCGCGAACTGTGCGACAGCAGCAATGCCGCGAGATGCGAAGAGGCTGACCCGAACGGAGGCAGCGGTGAACGCTTGGCCGAGCGAGCTTGCGACCGCCGCCGTGGCCGTGAGCGGCGAGATGATGAGGCTGCCTAGCTTCAGGAACCCGCCAGCCGCAAAGCTCATCGCCTGGAGCGACAGCCCGAGCGTCGTGAACGCCGAGCCGGCAACGATCGCACCGGCAGCCATTTTTGCGATTGATGCGACAACGGCCGGGTTCTCGCGAGCGAACTGAGCCAGCCAGTCCAAGGCACCTGCGACTTGCTTGCCGAACTCCATCAATGCTGGCCCGACAGCGTCGCTAATGGCAATCGCGGCCCGCTCCATGGCAGCGAGCACCGTTCCGCCCGCGCCAGCCAGGCCGCTCATCATCGTCTTGAATTTGTCGCCCACCGACATGGCCCCGCCCATGGCGGCTGTCATGTCGTTGAAACCCTGGACGCCGGTGCTCGTCAAAACAGCAGCCGCACGGATCGCATCTGACCCGAAAATCTGCCGGAATAAATCGTCTTTTGCAGCTTGGTTGAGATTGCCCATCGCCTTATTGAGAGTGCCAATGATCTCAACGAGCGGACGCATCTTTCCATCGGCCGTGCGGAAACTGTCAACTGAGAGATTGATTGACTTGAGAGCCCCGACCGCCTCGTCTGCCGGGGCCATGAGCCGCAGGAGCATCGTCTTGAGCGAAGTGCCGGCGTCGGAGCCCTTCACGCCAGCGTTGGCAAGGATCGCCAGTGCTGCCGACGTGTCGCCAATCGACTGATTCGCCAGAGCGGCGACCGCCGACACCTGCGAGAACGCCTGCGACAGACCGGCAATCGACGTGCTCGAAGCATCTGCCGCCGATGAGATCGCATTGGCCGCCACGTCAGCGGTCACGCCAAAAACCTTCATCGCATCAGCCATCACGACGCCAGCCTCGGCCACGTCCATCTGGCCCACAGTCGCAAACTCAATCGCCGCCTGCCCTGCCCCGCCGAGAACCTGCTCGACGCTCATGCCCGCTTTGAGCAGTTCGAGGAATGAGTTGGTGATCTGCGTCGGCCCGACGCCCATTGCCTGCGACATCTGCATGGATGCCGCCTTGAGCCGGTCGAGCTCCTGGGCAGTCGCCCCGGTCGACGCTTGGATATTCAACAGCGTCGACTGATACGCCGTCCCCTGCCGCACAGCAGCCGCAAACGGCGCGAGCGTCGCCACGCCGATGCCGCCGACCTTCGCCCCCGCCCCGGCGAGCGAGCGGCCCATGTTGGCCATCGCCTTGTTGATGCGATTCAACGCAGCGAAGAACTTGCGCGGGTCTGCCCCGATCTCGACGAACGCGCTGCCCGCTCTGACTGATCCTGCGCTCATGCGTATTTCTGCCAGTCTTTTCCGAAGAGCCGCTCAAGATCCTCGGGAGTTGCCTCTCGCGCCTTGGGTCGCGTCTTCTTTGCGAACGGGTTGAACTTTCTCGGGTCTGCCTTGGGCGAGTGTTTGTCTCGGTGAATGTTGGCTTGCTGGGCGATGAGGTTGGCGGTGTGCCACCACTGGTGCTCTAGGCGGCTGTCTCTAGCGAGGAGGAGTTGTCGGAGGGTCCACTTGCCTGGGTGGACTCCGAGGATTCCGGCGGCTTCCCAGATGGTGTCCCAGACTGTGCGATCAGCGTCTCCGCGCTCGCGGCTTCCAAACCCGCCTCCGCTTTCGTCAGCATCTCGCCTGCCACTTCGTCCATCTTGGCGGCGAGAAGACCGATCATCTTGCGGAGGCGCGGCGGGAAAAAATCGACAAGCTCGGCCTCCAACGCTTTGACGCCCGCGTCGAGAGCGTCGCCCCGCAGCCCTTCGAGGAATGCTTCCTTGTCGAGCCCCTTCTCCGCGACCTGCTTCACGAGGATCGCGTAGAGCACTTCGCCGATCTTGGCGTATTGCGTTCGCAGCACTTGGAACGTCTGCGAGATCGCCCCGGCGTCGACCAGATCAAACGGCACCGTCCGCCTGGTGCCGTCCTCGTCGGTCACGTCGACCGACACAAGGTCTTTTACTCGCAACGCCGACGCTACGGTCAACGCCAGACGCCACGGGCGACCTTCGTCATCTTTGAACTCACGCATTGGCTACCTCAGTCCTGTGCGGGTCATCTTGCACTCAACAGAGAACGTAGCGACCCCGTCAACGGAAAAGGTTTCCGAGATGCCTGTCACAACCGCCGGGAACGACCAACCGCCCGAGCCGCCAGAGACGGTGATCTGATCGCCGTTTTCCAAAAACGAGAAATCCACGTCGCTGGCGTCGTTGAGTTCGACCGAAACGGTCGCGTCGTAGCCAGTGTTGTAAACCTCGACCTGACGCGAGCCGAACGCCTCAATGTCGATCGTGCGGGCCGTCTCCGTAAGGGTGACGCTCCGCGCGCTGGCGATGTTGCCGCCGATCGAGATCGAGCAGTCCTTCCCCAGCGTGATCGCCACTGGTCAGGTTCCGCCCTTGGCCGTGATCGTGTAGGTGACGGCACCGTCGACGTTGATGTTTTCCGTCACGCTGATGACGGTGACGCCGTTATCGGCGTTGGCATCAAGGAGATCGGTCATCGCCGCTCCTGGGTTATGGCACTCGATTTCCCACGTCACGGACTTAAAGCCCGCCTGCGAGACCTTGTAGCCGCCCGAGGCGTTGGTGCGATTGGAAACATCAACGGCCTCGGACTCTGTGGTCTTCGTGACATTGATGATATTGGTGCCGTAAGGCGCGGAAAGCGATCCGCTGCGGCCGAGAGTGACTGCCATGTGTGTAGGCTCCTAGTGTTCAGGTTTAAGACGGGGCGCGTGTTGCCGACACGGTGTAGGTGACGATGCCGTCGATCGGCTCGGCCTGGGCAACGCTCGTCACAATGTAGGCGGCGTTTCCGGTCGTCGTGCCGCCGATGGTGATCGTGGCTCCGGCTTCGCAGCCGGGGGCGTCGATGCACTCAATCTCGATCGTCTGCTCTGCCAGACCCTTGGAGAACCGGCGATGTGTCAGCCCGCCGAGCGTGGTGGTGTCGATCTCGCTGGCGGACGACGTGACGGTGACGCTGCGCGCCCCAGTGACGCCCGTTATGGTCACGTCTTTGCCGAGAAGAATGTTGGACGATGTGCCGGACATCTCTGCCCTCCTGTGTGTGCGATGTCGCCTGCGTGCGGCGATACGCTCAAACTAGGAGCGGCGGGGCGGCGACCGTAGGGGGTGTTAGCCCTCGGTCACGGTCCTGAGATCTGGCCCCGCCACTGCTGGGCGAGCTTCGGCAACTTGGCCGCCAAGCCCTTTCGCATGAACCGCCCAGGCGGCACCTTGCCATCGCTGGAAGCCAGGTCCATCGTCTTGCGACGCCGCGTGTGGGCCGGGTCGATCCAGACGCCGACGTATGCCCCGCGACCGAGGTTGCGCTTAAACCGCCCGCGTTTGTCTCGGCCGCCGCTGCGTCCACCGCTAACCAATGAGTCAGGAGGCTGGAACTTCTCAAGCACGCGATTTGGCCTCCGCTGGCTAGTCGGGTAGCGACCGACAAGCCGGAGCACTCGCCTGGCGGACCCGCCAAACTCCTGCAATTTGTTGAGCCACGTTGCGGCGTCGGTCGGGCCGATCACCACAGACTCGCGGCGGTTGTCGACCGCGTAGCGAATGAGCGTCCGCAGGAAGCCAGTCCGCGTCGCACCTCGCCCGCGAGGGTTCTTCCAGCTTGTGATCCGGCCTGGAATCGGAGGACGGAAGTCCATCGCCAGCACCGGCATTCCGTCCTTCCTTCCGACAAGCGACCAATTCGGCTTGGTCTTTACGTTGCGGTGCGAGAACTGCTTCTTCGACGATTGACGGACAATGGTGCCAGCCCTGTCGAGGGCTTTGAGGTTTCCGCTCTTCACCTTCTTTTTGACGTGGGCGAAATTCATCTTCGCCTTGAAGCGAAAGGCGGGCGGGACCAGGTTGCCCTTGCCGCTGAGTGCCTGCCCGACTCCAGAGAGTCCAGCCATGCGTCACCCCACCGGGAGATTGTCGCTCTCAAGCACCCGGTAGGTAGCCGTGATGACGGCCCGCCAGACGTTGCGGTCGTTGAGAGCGTCGTCTGGGTTGATTTCGATATTCGAGCTCTCGGGGCTCGTGACGCCACCGGGCCAGTCCTCAACGTCGATGAACTCGTGCGCCCGGATCTGGAGCAGCACCTCGCCGGCCAGGTCGATCATCTGGTCGACCTCCTGGTCGGTCGAGACGTGGCGACCGATGAAGACGTGGGCCGTGTAGTCGATCTGGCTCTGTTGACGGCCGATCCGCTGCACGTCGGCGTTGCCCGGCGTGACGTAAATCACGGGGTTCGCCATGCCCTCGATGTCGACCGTGACCCAGTTCTTTCGCTCGATCGTGATCGGCGAAAGTTCCCACGACACGGTATTGAGGCTGGCCGCAAGAGCGTCGGCAATTTCGCGAAGGTAGGACGGCATTGGCCTGCTCGGGAACCGTTGGGGGATTCCCTAGCAGAATGGCACGGCCGGCGGGCGCGAGTGAGGGGGTGGCGGGCGTCTCTCGCCGCAATAGCGCAACTACCGAAGATTGCTCGGCAGTTCGCTCCCTTCGCTCGCTAGCGCACTAGACCAGTAGGCTCGTCAGTTCGTAAGGCACCAACGCCCGTATTTCTTCCACGATCCGCTGCGTCTCGGGCGACGGCTCGCCATGCTTACAGATCGCCCGGCAGCGGTTGTCGATCAGTTCCAACGCTATCAGCGCCTCGCGGCCTGCCAGAGCGTACCGATGCTCGCGGGCGTCGTCCGTGTCGCTCAGGTCGAATCGTAGCGTGGCGTGTGCCATTTTCGCCTTTCGCGAAAAGCGATCCCGGCGGGGTCGCAAAACCGGTTTATCTGTCCGGTCGCTGTCCGCCGGGATCGCCCCGATTGTACGCGAGATCGTTCGTGAAGCGTATCGTTTTTGATACGTTTCGGGAACGCTCTCCTGGTGCAAGAGCGCACTTCAGGAATCCGCCAGCCACGCCTTGGCCCGCTCAATCACCTTCGACGCCCGGCGTGATCTGGCCCGGTCTTCGGCATCGCCTCCGTAACTACCGGCGTACAGTTCCGCCACGCTGACGATCTCCTGCACCAGCGACCTATCCGCGACTAGGGCATAATCCTTTTCGGACGCTAGTTCGCACAGGGCAACCGCCGATGGCTGGCGACCGTCGGCAGCCGGGCCATGTGCGTACCAAATCCAATCCGACGAAACGCGAAACGGTTTCATACGTCCTCCAGCCATTTCTTGGCCCGCTTTGCAATGTTGCTGGCAACCAGTTTTTCCGATGCCGTCCTTGGCCGCTTCAGGAACTCTTCAGCCATCACCATGATCTCCCGCACGGCCGACATATCCTTCGGGTCGATTCGCACATACCGGCCGTTTGTGCAACGGTGCAGGTAGTTGCGGATGGTGTCGGCATCGTCCATCGCACCAGACAAGGCCAGCCCATAGCGAGCCTCCAGCCAGTCGTAACTGACGCGGAAAGGCTCGCGCGAATGACCGTCTGGACTTGGAAATACCCACGCCATCGTCGCCTCCGAACATCACAAACCAAACCGCCAACACCACTATTGTATCCAATCGGATACAGGATGTCAAGCCCTTTAGTTTTTCGGGGGATTCGCAAACTTCTCGGCGTCGGCCCGCCTGACGAAGTTTTGCCCGTCGATGCAGACAGCCGGGAAACGGCCTTGGGCAATTAGCCGATTGATGTAGGCCCGCGTCACGCCTGCGATGGCCGCTGCGGAGCCTATGCGAATGTATTCGTCAGGGTCGATTCGTTTTGCCATGCCCCGATTGTACCCAGTCGGATACGGCAGGCAATCGGCACGACCGTCTCTAAGGTGAAGAGCGCAATTCACACTTCCTGCAACTTGCGGCCCCGTCCAAGGATGAGCCGCTCCACCTTGGCCTGGAGCTTGTCCAGCATCTTGTCGATGGCCTTGTCGTCCTTTGCGTAGACCCGCGTGTGCATGATCGCCAGCCGGATCGTGTCCAGTTCTACCGCCGTGAATCGCTCTGCATTTGCCATGTTGGCCTCCTTTGGATGGCCCAACCATAGCGGCCCGAAAGGGCGTTGCAAGCGTCCGCATGAACTTCAATCGGCATCAACGAACGTCAACAAACGGCGCGACCGTCTTTTGTGGGAAGACAGCAACTCAGGCAATCGGCTCGTCGGGCGGCAGCAGCGCCACCGCATCAGCCCACGGGATCACTTCCACGCTTGTCCCTAGCACGGCCTTGTCCGCTGCTTCCCACATGGCATGGAGCAGCCCGCCGGGTTCGATCTCGGTCAGAATGTCCGCACACAGCATGAGCCGCCCATCGGTCAGCGTTCGCGGGACCGGAACGCAGTTGGCCGAGCCGTGAGTCGCGTGCAGTTCCGCGAGCCGGGCCGCGAGCGCGGGCGTGAAGATCAGGGCGTAGCCCTTGGCGTCGGCGTAGGAGATCGGGAGCGTGAGGTCTGCGAGCGTCATTAGTTGCGCCCCAGTGCTGTCTGGAAGGCCACGACGGCCGACGAGAACGCTGCCGCCTGCGTGGCCGTGAACGACGTTCCGATGGAATATCCTTGCAGGGTGGCCGCAAGAAACTGGTCGCCAATATTACCCGCGTCGGCACGATTGCGGGCAAACACCGATGGAGCGCCGGGGCTCGTCACCGACCAGTTGTTCGTGTTGGTCATGGTCACGGGAAAGTTGAGATCGACGCCGTTTCGGTAGACCCTCGCATCGTTGTTGGTGCGCTGGCACAGAATATGGCCAGAGCGGTTGGCCCCCGACCACGTTGCGTTTTCGATGCCGCAGTTGTTGGCACCACCGGAGCGGTAGAAAAGAGCGTTGAACTGACCTTGCGCAAGCGCGCCAAATGATGCCTGTGC